TGTTCCTGTTACAACATCTCTCTTCGTTTTGAAGAAGTGAGTATTACCAATACCTGCATTGGCACTCAACATCACTCTTTCCAAGTCAGATCCTATTCCAGTTCTTGTAGTGACAATACCAATAAGATTATTATCAATCTTTTGAACAAACACCTCTGGTGGCATGGGTCTTGTAAAGGTCACATTGACACGTTTCATAGCGTCAGTCTGATACTTTATTGATGTACCAGCACCAGGATTGTACTCTACCTTGTCACCTGTTTTGAAAGGGTGATCTGGTAAGTAGAAAGACCTTGTTGGTATGAATATATTTTTTGTCTCATTATTATAGAATGATGTGATTTGATTACCACCTCTTCCAGCTACTGTAACTGTGGTGCCGATTCCTACGCCAAATGTATTACCTGTACCTACAGAACTCTCTGCATTGAAGTAGTAACTTACATCCTCTGGTGTGTCTAATATTACTGATTTTTCTAATTCATATGTAAACTCATTTTCAAGTCTTGTTATTTTACTACCAAATGTATGAGCAGCACCAGTTGTGCTATTCTGTGCTCTCAATAATTCTAGTCTATTATTCTTGACATCAAAGTTGACTATCTTGAGTTGCTCGCTATCAATCTGTACTATGTCATTGATCTTGAATTTATTATTTGCAGTAACGTCAGGCATCCACTCATTTATAATTACACTGGTTGTCAAACCTGTAGCAGCAGATGTGCCCATGGACACACCTAGACCAGTGCTCACATCTTTTAAACTTATTGTTTTATTTGCTGTAAGATTAGAGTGTGTATCAGTAGATATACCTATGATTTCTACAGATGTATTATTAGTAAGTCCATGAGGTTCTGAGTTTATAGCAGTCACTACATTACCATCAGATACCAATACCACGTTCTCTTTAGTGGTGATAGTTGACGTAATTGTGGTTATGCCAGGTCCTTCGACATGACTGACTTTACCTATAGCACCCTTGCCCCGTGTTCTTTCATTGTCAAATACAAGACTATCTCCAACATTATAATTTTTACCTGCTGTAACTATATCAATTCTCTGTATACCGCCACTCTTGGTATTTGATATCTGAGCATTTATATTAGTATTCTTATTTGCGTTTGGTACGAACTCATACTCACCTATGTTGTATGGATTGGTGTTTCGCACAAGATTCAATGCTATTGGATCAAGATCTTGTATAGACTCAAATGCGATATTGAATTCTTGTAATTTTGAATGATACGTGTCTCCAATAATGTACGGGAATGTAGGAGTTCTAACACCATTGAAAGGACTGTTAGCGTTCTGTACTTCTATAGGATTGACTGTGGTGTAATATGCATACACACCGTTAGGAAATTCGGGTGTGGCAGCAAATCTACCATTATGCTCATCAAGATCACCAGTGCCTTCAACATATGTAAAATCTTCTACAAAGAAACCAGCTGGGTATTTGCTGATGTTAGGTCCATCAACTCTTTGACCTGCTAACTTACGATAACTCGATTCAATATACTTCTTACTACCATCCACCACTGCGTAGGGTCCGTAGATTGGGTTTCCATCATAAGCCCAACCTATTATTGGTGAGTGATCTTGTCCTAAATCACCCAAGAAGTTTCTAAGGTTTCTAGGAACATAATAATTTACATAAGGGTTGCCCAATTCTGCAACTCTTGGTGTTTCCAAGAATCCATCGTCCTCCTTCACATCACCAAACTTAGCATATCTCTCTACCTGATTGATTCTCCACTCTTTTACAGATCCAGAGAATATAGCACCCTCACCTGGTGTTTTAGCTGACGCTGTTGTGGCTGCTTGAGAATATCCAGCACCTTTTGTTATTATATCAATACTTACAATTGATCCATTAGAAACATTTGCTTTCGCTTTACATCCTACACCATCACCCGTAATAATAATGTCAGGTGTACTAAAGAAATTTTCTCCACCATGTTTAATAATAATTTGATCAACTCTACCATTCACAATAAACGGTTGTAAGAATGCGTTCTTACCAACTGTCGCTTCTATAGTAGGTTTGTAGTTGTCATTTATAACTGTAGATCCATACTCACCTCCTTTCTCATTTACATGAACGGAGATGATGTTACCACGTATAATAGGTGTGGCAGTAGCGTTTGTTGTGGAAATACCTTGTCTACCACTAATGTCCACTGATATAGGTGGATCTTGAAATACATGTGTTCCTAGTCCATTGTCCCTGAGTTCTACATGAGTAGCAAGACCGACTACCTCACATAACCTAAAGTTGTTATTATCGATCTTATCAACAAAATATTCAGCGTTGTTTGTAAGACCGCCAACAGCACTAAGGTTTGACGAATATTTGATTTTCTCAGCATCTTCAAAACCATGATCAGATATATTTACAGTGTTTGTGAATGTATTGATACCTGTGACAGTTCGTATATCTCTATTCTTGAATATACCAGTGTTCTCTACGAGAACCTTATCCACCTTCTGTCTTCTCGCTGTTGTCTTGAGTCTTTGTAGTCCACCACCATTTGATGTAAAAGGTATTGTACCAACACCAGCAAGTGCCTTAGTTTTTGATTCTGATAGATGAATTTGGAAATCATCTATCTTCACAACAAAATATGGAGCAGTATCTACGAGTGTGCCAGGTGTTACTCCTATACCTATAGTACTACTTCCATTTGCATCGTATATTACCTCTTCTGCATCCTTGAATCCATGAGGAGCAGGGAATACAAGTCTATCAGTTGCAGTGTTGACTATACCACCAGTTGAAGTAGCATCAAACTCTACAGTCTGATGAACAAACTTCATCTTTGCTTTCGCTATGGCTGTTGTATTATTTCCTCCAAGAATTTTTACTGTGGGTGTCTCTTCATAATCAAAACCCTCAGTGTCTACAAGTATTTCTTCTAATGTTCCCTCTACTTGTGCAATGACAGACGCTGCAGTGCCTGTATGTCCGTCTTGTGTGACTGTCAACTTAGGTGGGTTGACAATATCAAACCCAGAACCAATGTTTAGCACCTCTACACCTTGCAGAGGTCCAAAATACACAATGTCAGATGACTTATATGAGTATGCTTCTACACCATTTGCAAATAAACCTACACCACCCTGCACAGTTTTATCTTTTGTATCACCAAATTCAGGGTCGCTAAATTTTCTCAATATTTTTTGAGCACCTAATTCATATCCAAATATAGAGAAAGGGGTGAGAGAATGAGATGTGCTACCTTGTACATCATCACCGTAGAACGCTGTAAGGAACTGCCCTCTTCTTACGTTCTCTCCAGTGTATGCGAGTTTTACAGTGTTATCATCTACCTTTTTGATATAGTATGCTTCACCTTCATTCAAATTAGTGAGTGTGCCAATACCAGATGATGAATAAACTACAAGATCACCGTCATGAAGCTTGTGATCTGGTAAATTTATTTCTACTTGTGTTGTGGATATACCAGAATTAGTAAATGATCTTATTCTCTTTTGTGGATCTATAGTCCAATGAGGTAGACTATTAGATGCAACATATGCAGAAGTATCATCTGTATATGTGTTCTGTATATCAGCTGTAAGATTTTTTTGTAGTTTTAATCTTCTTCTTATCTTATATTTTTTAGTGAAATCTAAAGCTGGAACGTTCACAGACACTGATCCAGATGGATTATTCTTATCAAATACAAAAGTAATACTACCAAGCAAAACGCTGGTAGGATCATTTTGATCGATAACTTCTATTTGATCACCAACATACAAAGTATGTTCGGCTGCAAGTTTTAGGATGTAATTATTTGTGCTTTGTAAGAAAAATGTGTCTACAGTGTAACATGATGCGGTATTGTATATCCATGTAGTATACAATAGATCTGATTTTAATTTTCCTAGTTGTGATATATTGATTTCAGCATCTTCTTGTTGATTTATTGCTGATCCTACAAATTTGTTGAGAACTCCTAATACATTGAATTTTACAGGAGCATTTAAATTACCATCCTCATAAGAAGTAGCAACTATACCTGATCTAACAGTTGATCCTATACCACATGGTGATGTAAGTGCATCAATACCTGTAAATTGAGTATAGTTCTTACCTGTGTATTCTAAAGTTCTATTCTCGAATGATATTTCACCTGTTGCTCCAAACCCTATGGTAGAGTCCACATTCAGTACAGTAGCACCTACACCTGAAGTGTTAGTAATAAATGTCTTACCAATCTGTTGGAATTTACCTATCGTGGTTCCTTTTGATATAGCAATCTTGTAATATGATTTGCCACCTATAACTGCCCTCTCAACACTATTGATTGAACCACTTGTTTGAAGAGGTGTTGTCTCTTGTATCAAACTTTGTCCAGATATTTTGAGTGGATCACCAGACACCAACTCACATAACAATACATCATTTACAACATAGTCAGCATCAGATGGTTTTATAACATATTTTGATGGTTGAATCATATCAACCTTTTCACCATACAATGCACCAAATAATAACTTGAACGCTTCTTCAGTTCCCTTAGATTGGTAGAAATCCTTTGATTGTCTTATGAAATTTCTTTGATCTAATTTTTCAGATAGTCCTCTCTGCGAAAAACCAGGTAATACTTGTTTCTTGAGTTTCTCTAAAAACTCATTCAAGAATACATTACTTAAATTTGTTACTTTATCATCTACAGCATGTGTACCAATACCTGACTGAGTAAATGTAAGATACTCAGGGTTATTTGTTTTCCTATTGTTTTCTACACCACTAAATCCCCTCACACATCCAGTAAATGATGTGCTACCTATACCCGTATAAGTTATTATCTCATTGTTGATTTTGAGAAGACCCCATTGATTCGGCCATCCCTTTGTAGAGTCAACAAATATTGTGGTATCTCTACCATTGGCATACTGTGCTACTGTCGTAAACCCAGTCAGAGTCTCATTGTTTAGAAAATCAAGACTTTTATATTCTACTAGATTGTCAACAATATCAATCGCTCCCCCTTGAAATTCTTGAGAGAGATAGTATTGTTTCATAAACTCGCCAAAGCGAGGATTTTCAGTGTCAATTACCTCTGGTATTTGACTCTGGATTATTTCATTTACTTTGACTTTTGTAATCGATGTCTGGATCATTAGTATCCACTACTACTGCTTGAGGATGATGATGTAGATGTTGTCGATGTCGATGAGACTGGGGTTGATGAAGTATCTATCGCACTTGTCGGGGTGCTTGTAATCGGAAGACTATCAGGAGAGTGAGATGCTCCTGTCATTTTATTTCCGTTAGACATAGTATGGAAAGCACCATAGTAAGGTTGCCCGTTCACATATCCGACCAGAGTGGTAGCAGATGAAGTACTCAAGATCATCGCTCCTCTGACTTTTGCACCATTTGAGTAACTTGATTGAGGATCATATCTTGTGCCTGATGTATTTGCACCAGAAGATATTGGATCTTCTCTCATGTAGAAATTACTATTTGATACATCAAATTGTAGGTATAACTCCTTTCTTGCTAATACATCATTAGACTGAGGTATTGCTTGTATCTCTACAATATTATCAGATTCAACTGTAGAGGTTATGTTTACAGTATCAATAATAACTTCACCCTTTGCATAATCTACAGATCCAAATGATGAAGACAATATCTTGACTGATGAGTCAGAATCAATTTGGAATAGGAACAATGTCCCCTTATCACCTGATGTATATTGGTCAGAGAAGTATACAGTTCCCTGTACTCCTGATACAGTGAATCCAGTTGATTTTATATTATAACTTGCTTCATTTCTATGGAAGGCATTATCAAAACATATCTCATATTGACTGAATACATTGATTTGTGCAACTAAATTCCTTCTTATTCTAATTGTGGTGATATTCGATGTTATTGAGTCGCTGACACGATCAATAAGAGACAAAACTTTACTATACTTGAATCTACCACCAAATTTATTCAATTCTGTGCCACTTGCAAAAGTGGTTAGAGAATCAATGACGTTAGTCTTCAAGTTATCAGGATCACCGACAAAGTTAGAGTTGTAATACACATAACTATCAATTTCAACATATAAAAACTTCAAGTCTATAAGTTCTGGAACAATACCTGCTACAGAATAACTTTTCAATGATGATAATATTTGTTTTTTAGTAAACTCTGATAAGAAAGAACCATTCTTAGGTTTAGCAGCGATATAAACTCTACCATACTTGGGAGGTGTCAATTCTTCACCACCAAAAGCACTTACCGACTCTATATTGGAATATACAGATGGCACAATTGCCTCGTAATCACTTGCAGTTACTGCTCTGTGTTGAGAAGAGTAAAGTTTAGGTGCATAGTATCTAACACTTCGTAAGTCTTCAATATCATCACCGTTTTCTGTGGGGTATTGTGGTGTTACTACAGAAGTTGTATTAGTTTCCGTTCCACCATCTTCATTTGTTATGACACCAGTGAATTGTACTCTACTTACACCGTTTCCATTCTTACCCTCTGTTTTGATGTATGAAATATCAACAACATTTCCATTATCCAACTTGGAACCAAATATACCATCACCAAATAATATCTCATATTTCTCGTCAGTTGTCTCTTGTATGAGATATATGTTTGATGTGGATGTGACACCTATAATATTATCTACAAGTTTATATTCAGTAGATGTAGTGCTTGAGTTGTTCTCTCTTACACCAACCCTTATTGTTGATGTATCAATTCCATTGTTCGGTAATATAAACCTTTGATTCGGCTGTGAATCGTTGATAACAAATTTTGTTTCTAAGTATTGACCTTGATATATTTCAAAAGTACCCCGTGCTTCACCATCCTCTGCAGTACCTGTAACTTTTTCTGGTAAAGAAAATATGTAATTTACATTTGATACAGTACCGTTTGCAATTACACCAGGTTGAAATGTAACTGTGGATGTTGTAGTTGATATTCCACTGACATAATAATCGAGTAAGGTTCTTGCTGCTCTTTTTGATCTTGGAACATATCCTATATTTCTTGCAAGAGAAACAACATTTTCTCTAAGTGTTGCACTGTCAATGAATGTCTCATTGACTAACATATTGCTATTATACGATGTGGTATATGAATTATACGCTAATAAATTTACTATAACTGATAAGTTAGACCCCTCAAAATCCATATCACTGAAATTTGAGTTTTGTCTTAAATAATCTTTTATAGAGGATTTTATATCCTCAAAATTAAGATTAGTGAATTGTTGCAGTGCCATTATAACCTAGTTGGTTCGAGTATAAAATTGACTGATTGGTTGGGTGCATTAAGTCCAACAATATCATAAAATATGGTTGCATCAATTGAGTTCTGATCAGGTGTGGATTTGAATTTCACATCTGTTAGGGTAACTCTTGGTTCAAAGTTGCTGAGTACAGTCTCAATTTCTGATTGAATTGGATCAGTGTATTCATCATTCGCAAGTTCAAACAAAGAACCACTTATACGTGTTCCTAGTAAGTCATTAAAAAACACTTCTCCCAGATTAATGCGAACTAGATTTTGAACAGAACGTTTTATTGCATCTTCGTTTTTCAACACAAGAACATCATCCGTTACGGGATGTTTTTTAAAAGATAAAGAAATATCTTTGAATCCTTTTGAAAAAGTCTGTGCTGGCACTAGATATTTGTAGTCTGGGTATATTTATCATTATTTAGAGCAAAAAAAAGACCCTCTATTGAGGGTCGTCTTCATGACCGAGGTATCTGACCTCTATTTCATCTGGATGAGGGAAACCTTCCTTGTAATAATCCTCTGCTAATTCCTGTATTTTATCCTCCATTTCTTCTTCTGTAATTGACTTGAACTCTAATGACCCTTTGATGTATATGTCATATAATTCCATATCCGTTTTGAATAGCATACGCTGTATCTATATGATTCTAGTTTTCTCGTGACCTACTCTGCATTGGGGATCTATCCATATTTCATAACCTGCTTTGATTGCATCAAGACAGAATGAAACGTCTTCACCACACATATCTTGTACCTCACCAGAATCAAACACCTGCATCTGGGGTGCAAACCAAGGATACTTCATTTCTTCATGTTCAAATACACCTTTCTTGATAAGTAACCAACCAAATCCAGAATAGTCAACAGTAAATGGTTTACGTCTCTTGACAATACCATCAACCATCTCATGATTCATGACACCACCATTTTCTTTGAAATCATCCTCTTCTAACCAATGTGCACATGATGTAGTCTTACCATCCTCTGTTGCATACCACCCACCTGCAATATCTTTATCCATTGCAAGAACACGATAGAAACTTTCATTGGTGAATACTATGTCACTGTCAATCCATAATTGATAATCATAGTTGAGTTTGCCATCCCAAGGTAATTGATCAGGTCCTCGTAACACATTTGCACCTAAAACCTTACATCTTGCAAAGTTCACCATAGAACTATAGTCTTGTGCTATCTGTATATTTGCTCCGTTCTGTACCAACTCAAAACAGAGTGATACGAAATTCTTTAGAAAGATATATGATACACCTCGACCTGGTAAACAAAAAACAACACTTTTACCTTTGAGGAGTTCTTTTGCCTTTTCAATATCAAAAGCGTCTTCCTTCGCAGTCGGTGATTTAGACACCACCTTAAATCCTTTAGCCATAATTACAGTTCAGTCATAATCATTATAACACTTTATATAGCGTCTATCAACTCGATGATTTTATCTGCAATAATTTTGTGTGCTTTTGCGGTTGGATGTCCACCTTTGTGTCGCATACTGTAATGATCTGGGTTTACTTCTTGTACACCAAGAATATGTCTGTGCATAAGAACTGGATTATAATCACCCATCAGACTTCTCCAATATCCTTTCTTACGCACCTCTGCCCCCTCAGTGGAGTTTTGATAAAATTGGAATGGTTTCGCTATGATAGGTTCATAATGATCTGCGATTATAGAAACATATTTCTGTCCTACACTTTTACAGAATGAGTCAAACAAAAATATATTTTTCCATAGATTTTCACATCCCCACACATCATTGTACATATTCAAGTAGTATTGCTTTGCATTTACATAATCTCTTCTCTGTGGTGTCCACAATTCAAGTTGTGCAAGACGAGTTATGTACTCTATTCTTTGATGCACAGTGAATTGCATGACAACAATATCAGGTTTGTTTTTTTGTAAGTAGGTTATTGTCCTTCTTACAATAGCATCATTACTAATACCTTTTTCTGACAAATTGACATGTCTTGTACCATAGTGTTCAGACACAACTGTACTGAAACGCTCGGTTTGTCTATGAACAAGTTCATCACCCCATGTG